GAGTGACGCTTGTAGCGGCCCGTGTTACTGATCGTAACAAAGGCCGCCATTCGGCGCAGACGTCTACCGGTCACTTTCGATCGGTAGCAAACAACTGGGAAGTCATCCTTCCAAAGGAGGGATGGCTCGCTGGACTCGCCACAGAGCTTATTAATTTGAGCTTGAAGTGGAGAGTTTGCCAAACCGGTGTGACATCGATTACCTGAGTAAGGGTCAGGTAAATCAATATCACGACCGCGCAAGCTAAGCCATAAGTACGGGACATGTCTCGTTTCCTTTCTCAAGTCAGGCACCAGCCTGAGATATGAGAATCGGAATACGCCATGTCCAACGTGCTTTGGTTTAGAACATGCGAACTTATGAAGAATTGTATCTTTCATAAGTGGCAGCGCAACTTTAACTCCACTGTCATCAGGGAAGTCGGGTGGGACCAGTTTGATGGTACCCGCAGCGGCTTCAATCTCTGATAGCAGGAAAGTTAAAGTCCCAGTTATCTCACACTCGGACCAGCGCGTCAACAGACCATTGACGAACTTGTAGAGTGTGGCCTCATAGGTTTTAGAACCTACGCTTGCCGGACCGTTCTGTGGTTGGAACGGTCGTACATCCACCCCACGATGGTAATCACCACCGCAGGACTCCCTGAAGAATCCATTCGCAAACGTCTTATCGACGTTCAGAATGAATCCTATCTCCTCAAAATGCATCTTGACTGCGTCGTGCATACGTTTTGAATAAATCAAATCGTCGCCGTACACAGAAATCAAGCGTCTATTGAGTTTCGATCTGTAAAGATCGAACTCAATAGCTTTGAGGATAGCCAGGAAGACCAACGTTTGAAGCGGAAATGTGTAACCAACGCCCATTGTACAGTGTGTAAAGCTGTCAATAATGCGTCCATCTGGTAACTTGACCTTCGAGATTCTGCATTTGGTAAATATTTTATACCAATCTGCAGGAACAAGAAGCTCAACAAGCGCATCTGATATTGTATCAGATGCACTCGACAAGTCAGCAGTAACCCACTGGTCATGGGAACTAGCTGACTGAGCATAACATCTGTGCCTATGTTGTAGGTCACTGATGTTATACCCGATCCGCTTCAGCCGACGACGAATCATGGTTCCTAACCCATAGCTCATATAAGAGCCTATGGTTGTATTAGGCATGATAACACGTCGTGACTTAAACGTTTTCGGGACTAGCGTCAGTGTCAGGTAGTCAGTCTCATGGTAGACGGATCGGTTAGGATCACTTTCTAATTGATCAATCCAATAGTTCTGGATCGAGTCAATATGACTCATCTCTGAGTCAAACCATTCGATCTGAGCTTTGGAGCCGGAGATCGGTAACTCCCAGCGGGCTGCCTCACAGGCAGATCTAGCTGGTATACCGACTGAAGCTCGCCTTCCAAACTTGCAGAGGTTGCGATGTTCAATATCGCTGTACTCGCCTAAAACTCTGGCGATGTAGATCCGAGCAAAGTGAAGGATACGTTTGGTATCACAACCCAAACTATCCAACCGATGATTTCGGATCCGATCTTG